GCGCGCTGTTCCATGGCGGTGATGTCGGCGCGCAGGTCGTCCAGGTCGGAGGCGAGCGCGTAGGCGGGTGCGTCGGTCATGGGGGTTGTCCTTTCGGTGGGGGTGGGTTGGTTGCGTACTTCGGTCACGGTCGCGCCGTCGTAGGCAGGGAATGGAACGAGGGAGACTTCTCGGAGGTCCAGGCTGGTAATGGTGGTGTGCGTCCCGGCCTCGTCTTCGGATCGGTCGGAGGCGAGCGGGACAAAGCCGATGGAGAGGCGGTCAATGACGCCGTCCTTGACAAGCTGGTAGGCGTCGCGGGCGGTCTGCGTGTCTGAGAAACGGGCTTCGATCTCGATACCTTCGGCGGTTTCGGTCGCCTCGGTAATCAGGCCAATGGGTTCGTCGTGACGCCACGCGAGTTTGAGGCTGGTCGCGTCGTCTGCTCGGTCGGCGAGAGCGCCGGGCGCGATTGTCTCGAAGTAGCCGGGGGCAAGCTCAATTTCGACGCCGTAGGGGACGGCCAGGCCGCGCACGGTGCGCGGCTCGGCGGCGTCGTCGGCTCGGATGGTGAAGGCGCGTGTCTGGAGGTCAGTCATGAGGGGTATCCTTAGCGGTCTTGGTGGCGGCGTCGTCGGTGATCCCTTCGATGCGGCGCGCGTAATCGGGGGTGTAAATGCCAGCGTCGATAGCGGTCTTGTGCGTCGCCATCCTGGCGGCGGGGGTTGCGCGCAGGATTGCGTCAAGGTTGAAGCGAACGGTCGTGCCGCGCGGGACGATTGCGGTCAGGGCGTCTTCGATCTCTCGCAGGTACGCCATGAGCGTCCACCGAATGAAGTCCGTGGCGGCGTCGTTAATGTTCTGGTACGTCAGACTCGATCCGTTCACCGCCGCTAGGAGCATGTGCGCGGGAATGCCGAACATCCTGCCCACGGCGAGGACGTCGAAGGCACGGGACTCCAGGAACTGAATCTCAGACGGGGTGAGGTGCAGGGGCGAGTACTTCAGGCCCGCGCCGATGACGGCCACGCCGCCGCGCTGGGAGTTGGATTCATTCCAGGCGCGCTTAGCGTCGGCGGCTTGTGCGGCGGTGATCGGCTGGTCCGTGGATAGGACGCCGGTGGGCACGCCCGCGCCGCTGGTCCAGTTCGCGGCGTAGGACGCCATTTCGGTTGCGCCCTGGAGAGATCGCGCACATGCTTGGATCGGGCCGAGGCCAGCGGCTTCGCCGGGGATGTAGGTCAATCGCAGGTGCCGAATCTGGTCAGGGCTCCATTTGCGCGATCGCCATTGCACGGTGCGTTCGCCCGTGTTGGGGTCCAGGACGGGAAGGCACTGTGTGGGGTCCAGGACGCGCAGTGAGTTGGCGCGCCCGTCGCCGGTACGTCCAATGAGCCAATAGGCGTTTCCTCGGAGGGCGAGGCTGGCGATTGTCTCGGCAATGAGCGCGGTAGGGGTCAGATCGGGGCCGGGCGTCGCGACGACGGTGGGCATGTCGCGGCCTTCGAGCTGTGAGCCGTCGCGCCATGCGTCGAGCGAGATTTGCTTGCCAGCGGCCTGGAGGACACTCACGGCGCGATAGACCGAGTCCAGGGCGAGCGCGCCGCGCTCGGTAATGAGCGCCGCTTCCCGTGCGGGCGGCGTGATGCCCGCTGGGATCGGTGTACCGGTCTCGGCGCGGTGGAAGCCGAATAGGGATGCGAGGGAGGCCATGGCTGAGAGTATGCGGGGTACCCGATTCGCATCCCGGCTTATACGTGTCGCCAGCGGTACGCGCTGAGTGCGCGGCGGGCGTGCCGGTCGCCGGGGTGAGCGTAGCGCTCATGCTCGGAGACCTGGGTCAGGGCGCGCTCATGCGAGGCGGCGGGGAGGCCCCTCCATCCGCACTCGCACATCGGTAGGAAGGTGCAAGCCGAGGCGTCAACGTGTATCCGCATGATGGTGGCTCCCCTGGGTGAGGTCAGTAGATTTGGATGCCGGGCCGGGGCTGGCACGCGGCCCATACGGCGACGGCCCCGGCGCGTAGGGCGTCGATGGGGCGCGGCGATTTGGCGACGTCGAAGGCTGTCACGCCGGAAAGCTGGCGCAACACAACGGCCCCCGTGGCTTTGATGAGCTCTTGGTTGCCGTCGTGCGTGAGGCGCTTCGCGTTCACTCGATCTAGGAACAATTGGCAAGCCGAGGCGTATTCGCGGGTCGCCAGGGTGGTGATCGGCGTCCCCTCGGCTTCGAGATCTGCGGCGAGCGTGCGCGTGGGGCCCGCTGGATCGCATCCGATCCACGCATACCCAGCGGCCTGGAGGCCGTGAAGCGCGGGGCGTACCCAGTCGATGCCGGGCCCTGACATGACGGTCGCTAGGCAGGGGTCGCCGTCGTCGTCGATCCAGGCGGCGGCGATTGTCGCGGCTGATCGGTCGGCGGCGAGATCGACGGCCAGGCAGACGCGCGAGGGATCGGGGGCGCTCAGGTCCAGGTCCATGAGCGAGCTAAACAGGTGGATGTCAACGGCGGTTTCCTTGGCGGCGGTCTCCAGGTTCAGGATCGAGCGACGCCACGAGGCGAGGTTGTCGGATCGCAGGGCCCTGATCTTGTCGGCGGTCTGCGTGTGTCCGAGCGCCGGATGGAAGGACAGGGTTTCGTCGCTGTATGGATCGCGCTCGGCGGCGTCTTCATCCGCTGACCACTCGAAGAAACACATGCGGCTATGCGGGTCTTCTACCGACTTCCTGCCCTGGCGGATCAGCTCATTGAGATACGCCGATTTGTCCGTGCCTTTGGTGGAGACGATCCAAAGCTGCGAGTCCTTAATGGTGAGCTGGGTAGGGTTGATAGCGGTCTCCAGGGCAAGGCCGGCCTCGGCGTCGAAAACCCACGCCTCATCAACGGTCACTAAATGCAACGAATCGCCATGGATCGACTTCGGCGTTGGTGCGAACGGGCTGATGAAGCTACCGCGCTTTAGGTACTCGGTGCGCTCGGAGCCCTGCGAGGCGTACACCCGAAAATAGCCGGGCTTTTTTTCTGCGTTCAATGCGGTGTTGATCTGTTTCCACCGTTTGCGCGCGTCTTTTCCGGTCTGCGCTGTCATGAGGATTTCGTGGCGGTTGTAGGCCATCATGCGATCCACCATGACGGCGCGCAGGAGGAAACTCTTACCGGCTTGGCGCGGGACGGTCACGACGACGACGGGATACCTCCAGGCCCCCGGCGTGTCTGGATCGAGCTCTAGGGCGACGTCGGCGACCTGTCGTTGCCAGGGCATGAGCGAGCCGCCGAGGAAGGCGGCGGTCGCGGCGATCCGAGCGCCGAAGGTCGGATTAGCCGGGTTGCGCCGGGTCGCGTACTTCGGAGCGGCGCTCATGATGCGGTGAGGGCGTCGCGGGTGAGCTCGGCAAGCGCCGCGTCGAAGGCGTCAAGCTCTCGGTCGGTCCCCTCGGCGGGGCGAGGCAGACTATCGAGCGATTCCAGGACGTTTTTCAGGACGTTGGAGGTCGCGACGCTCGGTGCGCCTCCGTTCAGGCTCCGATCAAGGGCGGCGGCGGCTTTGGTGAGCGCGGCGCGCTTCGCCTTCTCGATTGGGCCGAGGACGCCCTTGGCGTCTAGGTCATCGAAGGCTTCGCGCACGGCGTCTTCGATCTCCCCCGTTGGGGGCGGTTCCACTTGGAACAACTCATTGGTCATTTCGCGCATGGTGTGGTTTTCCGGTCTTGGTTTGGGCCGATTTGGGCCGGTTTATCTGGGCGTCGGGGGGAACAGGAAGATGGGGGCGGGGACTGCCTGGCGGCGTGTCTAAGAACACGGATTAGCCGGTGCGGTCAGGCCTGGCCAGGTGCCAGAGCCAGACCAGGACCGGGGCGGTTGGAAGTCCGAGGCGGGGCGTGCTTGTCGGCTTGTGTTGCAGTGGTGGTGAGCTGGTCTCAGGTTGGTGATGTCATCGGTGCCGCCCTTCGAGCGGGGCACAACGTGATCGACGGTCAGGCCGAGGGGCGAGCGTCGCGACGCGGTCAGGTCGATGGGCTTACCGCAGAGCCAGCATGTGGAGCCGTACCGACCAAGCACCTGGTTAGCCAGGCGTCGGACCTTGGAGCCGTCCCAGCTCATCGGCGCGGCCCGTACACGGTGGGGGGCGGGAGATCGGAAGAGCAAACGACTGAACCCCAGTCACGTGTTAATC